TCAAACAACTTATGTTTATCTTTGTATTTTCTGATCCCTCTATCAATATAATTTAAACGATCAAAGCCTCCATCAATATGCATACCACTACGAGCAAACTGATTTTGTAATGACACTCCTTGGATCTTTGATTGATCTATCAATGTTAAGTAAACATCTTTTGGTGTAGAGATACCAAGTTCATTAATAGATTTGTTTGGATTATTAATTTTAATTTGTAACCAATCAGATACTTCACGATAATTTAAATCGCTCATCACATCCACAGGATTTAGATTAAGATGATGATAAGCTAAACTATGTAGAGTTCTAAAGTATGTAAAATCTTTTTTATCTAATCTAAATTTAATCATTGCTCTTGTGATAGCTTCATGTGCAGCTTTCTTTGTAAAAGAAAAGTATCCGATCTTATCAACAGCCGTGCCATTATTAATTTCTTCTTCAACTATATTTAATAATCTAGTTGTTTTACCTGTACCAGGTGGACCAAAGATAGTCACAACTTTCTCTGAATGTCTATCTCTTAGAACCATCTTCGTCTTGTATTAGCATTAAATTTAACTTGATCATTTTCAAATCATCAACTAGCATTCGCCTCGTTAATTTTGTTTTCCTACTCTCAGCTTTAGCTGCAAGTCTTGCAGCTATTGCTAGAGTTTCTTTAATTAGTTTTTCCATTCATCACCTCTAAAATTGTTTTCCCTATATAGTAAGGTATCTGTGGTACCAAACTATTACCTAATGATTTAAGTCGGTCCACCCTTTTGGGTATCCCATGAGCCACTCTACCCATGTTGGGTTCAGACTCCCACCACCCTTGACCCACTGTTCCTTGTCCTTCTTCGCTACTCTCACGGGAAGAATTGAATCTCGGTGTGAATTGATTACGGCTTTGCCACTGTCTTTGTAATCTCTCGTCGTTGGTGTTGGCCACATCAACTTCGGATGTGCTACTTGATCGTTCAAACTGATTGGCATTTTCTTGTCGAGTTTCATTTTCATTCTCTTCTCGGAGCTCGGCCCTCGGCCACTGTGAGCGTCTGGAGTGCGCCAATATCCAGATTCTTTCTCTTTGGTGGTTGGCACCGATGCTCGAAGCTGAAATACTAAACGGCCTAACGGCGTAGTCTTCACTCTCCAAGTCCTCGATAACGGTGTCGAGACCGAGTTTAATGTGTCCACTAACATTTTCTCCAATAACCCAAGTTGGTCTGAGTTCTTTGACAAGTCTAAAATACTCTGGCCAGAGGTGTCTCGGATCTTGCTCACCTTTTTGGCGACCTGCGATGGAGAAAGGTTGGCAAGGGTATCCTCCTGTGATGATGTCGATGGAATCAATTCCATCTGCTTTAAGTCTTTCATAATTCAACTCCTTTATATCTTCATATTGTTTAACATGTGGCCAATGCTTTTGCAGCACTTGTCTTGGATATTTTTCAATGTCACAAAATGCTTTTGTTTCAAAACCTCCAGTGGCTTCAAGTCCTAAACTGAAGCCACCGATACCACTGAATAAATCTAAGTGTTGTAATTTCATATACCAATTTTAATATTGTGTTTACGATAGAACTCTACAAGTTTCTTGTGAGCCTCACTTGGATTTTTATTTTTCATGTTAGTATAGATTGTTACCTTTTCTTTTCCATAAAATGGATTCTTAGGATCATCTATTTTTTTAATTTTCTTTTTCATTTATACTCCTTTTTATTTATCTCATTATATCCCGCATTAATATTAAAGTCAAGAAGTTTTTTAGAAAGGTATCTCTTCATCTTTTTCTTTCGGTAATGTAAATTCATCAGTTGATTTTTCTAATTCTTTGATCCACCATACTCGTCTACTCTTTCCTCTAATGCGACGAACCACATTAGACTCTCCATCTTCATCGCCGTTCAATTGTCTTATACGTGCACCAATTCTTGTTGCATCAAATCCTTTAAATCTTTTCTTCTCTAAATATTCTTCTAGCTTTGCCATTAAGAAATATGTTTTACCATCCTCGGTAAATGATTTACCTAACCGCAGCTCATCCATGTTTGCACCATCCCCTTGATCTAAAATAAAAGATTCTAAGTGCTGATCAAATCGTCCTTCTATTCTTACATCATCTGGCATTTCAATTACTTCTACATTCTCGATTAATTCTTTTATCTTATTCATCCACTCTTGACGGCTCACGGTATTGAGCACAATGTTAATTTGATCAATGCATGCAAGAATAAATTCTGATTGATTGTAGAGCTGCCGAGTGTTTAAACTTACTACTTGGCCATCGACACTAATAAACCATACAGAGTTATCTGATTGATACTTTTGTAAGTTAGAAAATTTATGTTCGTAAGCAAATCCAATACCGAATTCCCTGGTTCTACACTCTATAGAATCACAGAAGGCACACATAGGTTGATCTTTACATTTGTATTGGTAGTCTTGTTTTGTATGTTGATTAATTATTTTTTGTACTTGTTTATATTCTAAGTTAGGTTGAATGTGATCATGGTTAAAAGCTGATACCTTATCTTCCCATCCATCTTCCCATTTCTTTTTTGCATACACAGCATATTGATACAATGTATTATCTCTTCCACCCTCTCCGATACCTTGTTGCATTAATGTTTGTAGGCAAGGAGGTCCATCATCTAATTCTTTTTGTGGAGCTGCACTTAACTTTGGTTTTATTTTATTAATGTCTTTGGCTTTGACTTTGTATTTGTCATAGAGATCATAAAATTCTTGCAACGAAGCAGAAGATCCATCATCCAAAAAAGCATAGCGATTTGAAATATCACTGCCAAAATAAGGAAGATTAAGAAAGTTACCAGTGTCTCCACGATCAGCGTTAATTTTAATTTGTTTAGGAAATATTTCACAGTTACCATACCCTAACACAGCAGCTAATTGAGTTAACTTATTACGAAGATCCTCTGCTGTTACAGGTTCCTCTGTAAATAAAAACAAATGCGCCCCTCCACTCTTGGAACGACACACAATTAAAGGAAGTTCTAACCTCCTAATCTTTTCTACTATTTTATTGTGCTCTAAAGGATAAGTGTCAACATCAATACAACCCCAAGAACAAGTACTATCATCTCTAATGGGGATGATACCAAGACTAGGTTCTTTACCCTCAAGATGATTTTGCCATAGTGTATCTGTAACAGTATCTTTTTTAATATATGCATTTCCGCCTTGCTTTCCGTTTTTTAAATCTCCAGAAATGTATTGGCCATACGCTCGATGCAACCCGGAAAATATGTTTTTAAATTTTTCTATACTCATAAGACAGCTTTTTCTTGCGAGCCATTGAGTGTATCAGTATAAATGATGTCAAATACTTTGACTTCGTTGGGTAACTAATACACCCTAATGAAGTGGCTCGTGGTCTCCAGCCTTTGGAACAACCCAACGAATCTTTAGAACGGTGTTGTATCTCCCGTTGCAGCTTTCACTTCTTCTTGATCTGGAACTAACTTATCTTTAGCTACTGCCATTTCTTCAGAAAAAGATCTTGCTTCAGCGACATGGCTTTCATTAGAAAGCATAGTATCTACTTCTACTTTCCATTTATACCAGGTTTTATCACCGTTTTTAGTCTTCTCAGTTTTCAATGTATAAGCATGAGACCACATCGGAGGAGTGAAATACGCTCCCTTTGAATTTTGGATCTTCAAGTTCTTCATCTTACTATTCCAATTACGACTTGGCGTTAGCTGCGATGACTTCATTGATACCACTGCTTGACTAGTTTCTCCCTTCCCACCTATGATTAAGACAAAATAATTAGCTGTCTCTTCAATATAATTACCTGAATTATCATTAGTATAGTACTTGTTATCCTCGCCACGCACAGTGTTGTTCATGACTTCTTTTGATTGGTGCACGGCCACAGGACCTTTTGCTCCACTATTCAAGGGCGCCCACTCAACATACGTTTTGTGATAGACACAAGGAATAACTTTAACTCCTTGATCTGACGGCCACCAATCTCCTGTTACGGAATTAAAAACAAATCCTGCACGTAGTGCATCATCGTTCTCAATCTCTGGTGACATAGCTTGTAATAGTTTTAATCTAGGAAGCTGCAGATCATCTGCACTCATATCCTCGAATCCTGTTTGAACATTTTCAAACTGATTCATTATTGCCACAGCATTATCGCTTGGGGCTTTTTTAGCTACTGCTTTATTCATAATTTATACCTCATTAATTATTGCTTGATGTTGACTTTATTAAGTCTGTAAACACCAAACAAGGTTTCATCAAAATCCACACCGTCTCTTGCCTTTGCATTGAGATACGATCTTAATGTACTGTTATGGATAGTTGATGTTTCATTCGGAATCAATCCCGAATCCTCTGCTAGTTGTTTGAATTTCGTGGCTACTTTGTCTTCACCTTTTTTGAAATCCACACTTACTAAGTTCTTGATGATATCACCGTCTCCTTGCTCACGCACCCAGGCAAACGCTTTATCTTTATTCTCATCTTTAATCGAGCAATACAATTGCTCTTTCGTTGTTACTTTAGATCCATCTGTTAGCTTTAGTTCAGATAAACCTTTTGATTGTAAGAGGTCAGTTACACTATCAGCTAATAGCTGCTCCTCTTCTTTTAATTTTTTAACCATTGTTTCAGCCGTCTCAATCTTATCTTGCACAGCTTTAATCCTCTCCAGCTCTGTCCCTAATTGACCTAATGCTTCATCGTCAATTTCGTTAAAAGCTTTAGTGGACTCGTCTTCAAAAAGTTTAGTTATGTTACTCATATCTATTCTCCCACATTATCTTTTATTATTTACTTGCATTAAATCTTATAGTCAAGTATTAAATAAAAATAATTATGAGTGAATATAAATTTAAAACAAAACCTTACGATCACCAATTGAAAGCTTTGAAAAAGGCTTGGAACAAGGAGTATTATGCTTACTTCATGGAGATGGGAACCGGGAAATCCAAGGTTCTTATCGATGAAATAGCTAGTCTTTATATGCGTGGTAAGATTACGGCAGCATTAATTGTTGCACCCAAAGGGGTGTATCGTAACTGGGAGAAGGGTGAACTACCTATCCATATGCCTGATGATATCTCGGTTCAAGTTGCTGCATGGAAAGCGCCAAGTGAAATGACTATCCAGGATAAGAAAAGTTTAAAAGATATTCTTTATCCAAATGGTAAGCTTCGTATACTACTGATGAACATTGAAGCTTTCAGTGGAACGAAAGGTGTCAAGTATGCGGCACAGTTCTTACACAAAACTGACACACTCATGGCTATCGATGAAAGCACCACGATCAAAACACCTACGGCTGCACGCACCAAGAACGTATTGAAGATTGGTAAGATTGCTAAGTACAGACGTATCATGACAGGATCTCCTGTTACCAAGAATCCATTAGATGT